ACGACTGGATTATAGAACAAACACCTACAACTAGACGAGAAGATGCTGTGAATATCATTGAGCAGACCGTTAGTGAAGTATCAAACTTGTACACTAATGAGTTCTTAAAGGTGTATGCTGATGAACTAGCCAAGTTCGCAACACCTACGAAATAACTACGAAACATCCCCGAAACATTAATGTGATATAATTAGAATAATCAGTACTTTCCACTGAATTCTCATCCCATTTTTCTACGCCAAGGAGGGCGCAATGACCGTTTTCGCTTTAAACCAACAATTCCTAGACACATACAAAGATAAACAACCTGAGTTTGGTTGGAATGGTTTAGGTGAAGTAGTCTTCTTACGTACATACTCACGGTCAGATAACCCTAAGACACAGGGTTTAGAGAAGTGGCATGATGTATGTGAGCGTGTCATCAATGGCATGTACCAGATACAACAAGATCATATGACTAAAGAGTCATGGAATTCTGATAAGGCACAGCGTTCAGCACAAGAAGCGTTCGACCTTATGTTCAGGATGAAGTGGTCACCTCCGGGCCGTGGCTTATGGATGATGGGTACTGACTTTGTAATGAACAGAGGAGTATCTGAGTGCCTACAAAACTGTGCGTTCATTTCATCTAAGCATATCTACAAAGAAAAAGGATCATTCTTCTCATGGATAATGCACATGAGTATGCTCGGTGTAGGTGTGGGCTTTGATACTGAGGGTAAAGATATCCTTACAATTAACAAACCAAAAAAGACTAGGGCTATTATAACAATTCCTGATACAAGAGAAGGATGGATCAAGTCAGTTGAGCTACTCATAAACTCGTATCTCATGACGGAACGTATGGCTACAATCGAATTTGATTACAAGGACATACGACCAAAGGGGGAACCGATTAATGGATTTGGTGGTATTGCTAGTGGGCCTGACCCTCTACGCCAGCTGCATCATAGTATCCGAGCGGTATTAAACAATAAGATTGGTGAGAAGCTAGGCACCAGAGAGATAGTAGACTTAGCAAACATGATAGGTCGCTGCGTTATTGCAGGGAATGTTCGACGTTCTGCTGAGATAGCATTTGGTCAAGAGGATGATGAGACATTCATAGACCTAAAGGATTACAACAAGTACCCTGAGCGTATAGATTATGGGTGGGCATCTAACAACAGCGTGTTCATAACACCTGAGTCGGACGTTAGCAAATTAGCTGAACGCACATGGCACAATGGTGAGCCGGGATTTGCTTGGTTAGATAACGTACATAACTATGGACGAATGAATGGTATAATAGATACAACGGATGAACATGCACTAGGCTTTAACCCATGTGGTGAACAGCCTTTAGGACACAAAGAAATGTGTACGCTTGTTGAAATCTACTTGCCGCATATCAAAAGCAAGGAAGAGTTCAGAAGAGTTATCAAGTTCGCTTACTTATATGGTAAGACTGTCACTCTCGCCTCCTCTAACATAGAGGATGGAACATCCAGAGAGATTATGGCAAACAACAGACGTATTGGTTTGTCCCTTACGGGTATCACACAGTTCGTAGGTAAGCATGGTAACGAAGTACTTAAGGATTGGATGGACCATGGATATCATTGGAGTGGTGACTATGATCGAATCTATTCCCAGTGGTTTGATGTACCTACGAGTATACGCAGGACATCTGTTAAGCCGAGTGGTACGGTATCTCTCGTAGCTGGTGTAACTCCCGGTATTCACTACAATGTAGAGGGACGATTCCATATCAGACGTGTCACATTAGCTGACAATAGCCCCCTTGTAGAGCCACTACAGGCTGCAGGATACCACGTAGAACCTGCTGTGATTGACCCTGATAACTCCGTAATAGTAGAATTCCCTGTAGATGCAGGTGTAGGTGTACGCTCTGAAGCAGATGTAGAACCTATGGAACACCTAGAGTTGATAGCTGACGTAGCTAGATTCTGGGCAGACAATGCAGTGAGTGCTACTGTTAAGTTCGACAAAGAAGAATACGGACCTGAACAACTAACAGAGATGATTAACTGGAGTAAGGACAAGGTAAAGGATATAGCGTTCCTACCCCTCAGTCCTACTGGTGCATACCAACAGGCTCCATACGAGAGTATTACCGAAGAGGAGTACAACGCTAAGAAACAAAACCTACAACCATTAGTACTATCAGCTATTGGTGATGGCGATAAGCAAGCGGACCTATACTGTGATGGTGATGCTTGTGAAATATAGGGGGTGATCCATATCTAATGTTAGTAAAAGATTATGAAAAACTTTTGGCGGGGAAACCAAGAGAAATGACGTTTGGCACATGGGCCAAGCTGATGAATAGAAAGGCATTGTATGAGCGTAGGAGACCAATCGACCATCCATTTATCTGATATAGAGAATAGGATTAGAGCCTGTCGTCAGTGTGGACTACATAACAATAGGACATTTGGCGTAGCAGGTGAAGGCCCTGTAAACGCTGACATAGTAATTATAGGAGAAGCTCCCGGAGATCAAGAGAACCGCACAGGTAAACCGTTCATTGGTTATTCGGGACAACTCCTTACAAAGATACTGCAAGATGCAGGATACTCCAGAGCAGATACATATATAACAAACATGGTAAAGTGTTGGGTAGGTGATGGTAACCCTGACCCCAAGCAGCACGAGATAGATGCATGTGCACCATGGCTCGATCAACAATTAAAACTTATTAAACCAAAGGGCGTAATTACTTTCGGTAGGTTCTCTACCAACAAGTTTATTGACTTTCCAAACAAGGGCGGAATAGGAAAAATACAAGGGCATATACGTCGGGGTTGGTGGGACTCCACACATCCAACATATATTATGCCCCTATATCACCCTGCTTATCTAGCAAGGTCTCGTGACGAAATTCCTAATACAATGGAGCATCTAGTTAAATTCAGACAACTTATTGATGATTTGATTTGGTAGCTAGGCCAGATTGTTTTCCGGCGCTGACTCATTCCATAACTTATCATCATAGAATTCCAGCTGCTTTTCTAGCTGTGCAATCTTCTCATCTTTTTGTTTAATCGTCTGCTCTAAGATACGACACTGTATACCTAGCTCACCATAAGCTAGTATCAATTCGTCAGGTGATATCTCAAGTTGGTTCATGCTACTTTAATAAGTTCCCTGACTTGTCACCTGAGTGCTGTGCTACGTATGTCTTTACGACTGACAAAACGGCTGCAACACCTGCAGCTGCCCCTGCTTTCATAGGCTCAACGTCCATACCAACCATAGGGCCAGCAGCAACAATACCCAAGAAAGCCTGAGCGAATGTCATCACACAGCGTTCTCCTAAATCCTGCAATTTTTCTTTCTCAAACATTTGTACCTCCTACAGTACTATACTCATATCAACAGACGCATCTTCCGTCTTGATATCTATTTTAATTCCGCCTAATGCGGCGGGGGACATCATACCCTTCTCAACATATGTGGAAGAATTTTCCATGTATCCCTTCAACCAACTTCCTGTACACGCTAGGATAACATCCTTGTGTGCCAGCCTCTTTGCACTACTTGCATACAGCTTTTGTACCTTCGTCGCTATCTTCTTATGATGGTGACCTATGAGATATATGTCTGCGTCAAAAGAATGTAGCATCTTTTCTAACTGAGTAATTGGCCCGGCAATAGAAGCACCTCCACCTCTACCATGGTGTAACCATATAGAGCATGACGGGGTTGTATTCTTAATGCGTGGGAATTTCATGGTAACAATACCTGAAGTACCTAGGAATTCACATCCTAGATAGTTAGCCAATTCCTCATCTGTAGTCGTACCATCTTCGTACTCCCAGTAATGATGACCCTCAACAAGACCTAACCATTTTCCTTGTGTGGGTTTCAGAATGTCTTTAACTGTATTGAGGAACTCCGTTGACTTCATATCCAACGCTTGTTGAATAGTGTCGTAAAGGTTCCCCCTCTTTACTTCAGCAACGATACTGTTTCTATTTGATGGACTGCCCAAGTCAATGTAATCCCCAGTACCGATAAACTTTGGATTCTTATGCGACATTGCATAATCTATCCATCGTTGGAATCCATTGATATCACAAGCGGGTGGCCCATACTGTACGTCCCCTATTGGGAACAGCTGAACATCGCTGTCAGCTTTCAAAGTCACGAGTTTCATGATATAATTATACCATAGATAAAAAATAATTTCAAGGAGCTGGATGCTAAAAGTTGAGTATCTTGATATTGTTGAAGGACCATGTACCTTTTGTGGTGCAGAACCAGCTGACGGTTCAATCCGTATCTCCAGAGATGAATCAGAGTTCTATACTAGCATCTGTTCCGAAGAGTGTATGGACCTTTTTGTTAGACTATCTGACAATGACAAGGTACCAGTAGACTGGAGAGGATCATACTATGATGCATATATTGAAAAAGATAATAAGATTACTCTCGGCGCAATCAAGGATGATTAAAAGGCCCTATGTGACTGGACCCATTCTTCTAGTATGTCTAGTCGTTCTTTTATACTGGCAAGTTCATCGGAACTT